AGGAAGTATGAATGAAGCCGGTTAACCAGAATTGTTATTGATCCGCTGTCCACCGGCAGGTCACGGTTATGGGGGGTCATCCTTGAAGGGGGGGGAAGAAAGGGCGCCGTCCTGGCGCCCTTATCGGCTGCCTCTCAGCGGTTAGCCGGTGCCAGTGCTGCCCCAGGCCATCTGCCAGAAGCCATACCCGCCAGCGGCGCGAGCCTCTGCGCCAAACTTGTACATTTTGCGGGTAAAGACATCGTCAGAGTTCATATCGAACTGGTTGACGAAGAGCGGCTTTTTGCGCGGCTGGTAGATGAACGGCTTCACCGGCTTGCTGGTATCCAGCAGGAACCAGGCGGTATCTGATTCCAGCCAGTCACCCACCACCACTTCACAGGCGCCCTTGTACAAGTTGGGCTTGCCGTCTTCCAGGCGATCCACCGTCATCAGGGCTTTGGCGGTGTCTTCCAGTGCCGGCGGCACCAGCAGCACGGTGGGTTTGATACCCAGCGGCCGGCCGTCGTCATCCTTGAAGTTGCGCATCGCGGTGCGCGCAGCGCCAAAGCTCGCTTTAGCAGCAGCCTGCGTGGCAATAGACAGGGCTACGGTGCCCTTGTTGGAGACGGTGCCTTTACCCACCGGGTGATCGGTGTCAAAGAAATACTGGCCGTCAAAGCACTTGCTGGTGAAGGCTTTGTTAACGACTTCGTAAACGATTTCATCAGGCAGCTGCTTGGCAGAGAAACCCGCCATTTCTGCCTGGGGCTTAACAATGCCCAGGTTATCGTCCTCAATGTCGTTGCGGTCCACTTCCACCGTGGCTTCCCAGTCTTCGTTAACCACGGTGTAGGTGTGGCCTTCCAGCTTCTTGACCGTCTTGTCACCGATCCAGCGGCGCATGCGCGGAAAGTTCTTGAGCCACTTGTAGCTGTTTTCGCTGCCGGTGGAAGGAACTTCCATCGCGATTTTCTGCCAGGTGCTTTCTGCAGAATCGAACGCCTTGTGGAACGTGGTTTTTAGGTTGCGGAAGATCTCCGCAAGAGAGGCTTTATTGATCAGCATGGGTAGCTGCTCCTATTTGTCCAGGGAAGGAAGCCGGGCGCCTTACAGCACCCAGATCCCGTCTTCGTCGATTTCCACCACAGTGCCGGCCGGGGACAGGGTGCCGGCGCCATCGGTGGCGGCCACGGTCTCGTCGTCCTCGATGTAGCAGGGGCGGCCCAGACTGGCCTGGCCGATCGGGTCGCCGGCGCTGTTTTCCCACTTGAAGGCTTTGCCCCGGCGAACCAGGACAGACTTGTCACCATCGGCGCCGTCGGTGTTGTCCGCGTCTTCTTCGGCGCGGCCGAAAGCGACCAGGCCAGTGGCAGCGGCGCCACCCTGGCCAAAGCCACTGGCAGCGATGACAACCAGGGCCCCGGCGTAAACCTTGGCCCCGGCGGCGAGCGGCACGGGGACCAGTTCGCCATCCTTCAGGGGGGTGTTGCGTGCTTGGTTCAGCATTGTTGCTTTCTCCTAGTTGCTGCGGGGCTTACGGCCGGGGTTACTTGCCGTATTTCTCCAGGTCTTCAGCGCTGTTGCCGAACACATCGGCCAGCTGCTGCTGTTCCTGATTCAGGGCGGTGTCCTTGTCGGACTCGGGTTTGCGGTGGCCCAGGTTGGTGTCATCACCAACGGCCGGCGCTTTCTCCACATACTCTTTAAAGCGATCCAGGCCGCCTTCCTGACGACACTGGGCGGTGTGGTATTCCACCGTTGCCGGGGTGATCTTGCCGGCATCCAGGGCGCTGTTAATGGCGGTCTTGATCTTGTCTTCCAGTTCATCCTTGTCCCGCTGGTCCAGCTTTTCCTGCAGGGACTGGGCGTGGTTCCTGGCGCTTTCGTAATCAGCGCGGGGGACATACTGGTCCAGGGACGGGGTGGACTGGCTGTTGCGAGCGCTGGCCAGATCCTGTTCGGCCTGTTGCTTGGCCTGCTGCATCTGGTTGATGGCGGTGACGCCCTGTTCTTCGGTGGCGTCTTCCGGCAGGCCCAGGGCCTTGCGAATAGCGGCGGAAAGTTTCACGGGTTCATCCTCCTGGCGTCCCTGTTGGGACTGGTTGAGAGCGGTCAGGTAAAGGTTGGGCTTGTTGGTCAGGCCGGCGGACGTGATGCGCACGATGCGGTTGCTGTCCTTGGTGTAGTCAAACACCGGGCTGATGTAGCGGTATTCACGGGAAGTGACGGAGGCGTGGCCATCTTTGGTCCACTCCAGCCGGCCCCAGATGGCGCCGTCGCGCACTTCCAGATCCTTGATCCAGGCAGCGGCCGGGGCCTTGTCACCCTGGGGGGCTTTCAATTCGGTGGCGTGTTCCCAGTCCAGGACGATGTCCTTGCCCAGCTGCTGGGTCATGGCGATGACCTGCTGGGGCTCAGGGTTGAACCAGCTACGGCCATCGCGGCCTTCTACGACGTCGCCGGCGGGCAGCAGCTCCAGCCATTCCGGGGCGGTGCCGTCTTGGGGCAGTTCGATGTTGAGTGCCACAGTCAGACGGTCTGCGCTGTCGTGACAGCGTGCGCGCATCAGCTGGGCCAGTTTCGGATCTGAGTACATGGGGCCAGATTAGGCGGACCATGACCCACTGCGGAGCCTGAAAAATTTCAGTAGTTGGGATTGGAGAATCTGAGGGGGCGGCGGGGGATTATTGCCGAACTTGCGGAAGTTGGCCAGCCACCCCCACCTGTGGAGCGTTTAAGGGCCGTTTAAATTGCTTCTGACGCCCTTGGCGGGCTGCTGGTGGTGGCATCGTAGCGCCTGACGGCTTAGAAGGGCTTACAGGGCCGCTCAGGCGCTTTGCTATTTTCGGGTTACCGGGGGCCCATTTGCAGCTGCAGGGCCGACCACAGGTCACCGAACATTTCCCCTTCGGATTCTGGGGCATCCTGCTCCAGGGCTTCCAGCTGCTGTTCGGCATCTTCGGGCAGTGGATCCTGCTGCAGCAAAGCCAGGGCTTGTTCCAGTTGGGGGCTCATGTCCATTGCGGATTCCTCCTAGTTGTTCTTTATAGCAGTTTCCACCAGGTCATCGAAGTATTCGGCGACTTGGGGGGACCACTCGGCCAAGGCGTCGCGATTCAGTAGCCAGGCGGCGAAGTGGTCGGCATGCCATTCGTAATCGTTGCTGTTGCCATAGATGGTCAGGCGCGGGGCGCCCACCGGGCGGCGGGGTGTGCCGGCCGCAAAGTGGATCTGGTGGCCCAGCTCATGCACAAAAGTGGCAATGGGCCCGGTGTCTTCAACGTCTGCGATACTGTCCACCGAAGCGCGGACGCTCCAGAGTGGCCGACCGGTTCGCTCCAGGGCGATGGCTTCACGCACCCCAGCTGCCAGGTGTTCCGGGTTTGCCTTGGACAGCCGGGTGGTTGCCTTCACCTTGGTGACAACATGCTGGCCCTGGGTGAAGGTAAAACCGTTGGTTCTGCTTGCCCGCCTGGTGGTGTACGCCAGGCGTGACCAGGCCGGCCAGTCATCACCCAGGAACTTTTCCACCTCGCCTTCAATGGCTTTGGCAGCCTTGTTACCAGCACTCATTTCTGAGGCTTTCACGAACAGGGCTTTTACCGGGCGGCGCTCCATCGCTTCCTGGATGCGGCCCAGCCTGCCCTGGATGCCCGGCACGCGGGACAGCACGTCTTCCACGCCTTCCTGGGTGACGCCCTTGGCGGTGGAGAATACCGCCCCGGTGCCCTGGGGCCACACATGTCCTGCAGGTAACGGTTTTTCAATGGTCTTTTTAAACTGGGTTTCTGCGCGTTTAACGGTGGCCTGCAGGGCTGGTTTGCGATCTGCCCCTGGGTGGTAGTTCCAGCCAGGGTCTATGCCCAGGGGGATGTCTTCCTGCTCCCCGGTGCGCGTGTTGGTCCAGGTGCGCGTCTCGATGGGGGGCGCTTCCGTTGTCACGCGACCGGAAGCGATCAGGCGTTCCGCCTCTCGCCGTGACACCTGACGGATCCAGCATTTACAGCCCCAGCCATTGGGGGGGAAGTGGGTGCGCCAGAATTCGTGATCTGCCGGCAGCAGGATGCCCAGCCAACTGACGTGCTGTTCCCGGTGATTTTCCGATGGGCCCAGTCGGTACAGCAGATAGGGGTGGGTGCGCTTGGTGCGCTGGATCCGGTCCCACTGACCTGCAGCACGGGCGGTGCGCATGTTGGTGCGGTAAATGGTGCGAAGGCGCCGGGGGCTGCCCAGTTGGGCCGATTTGTATTCCTGGGTTGCAGGATCATAGGCCAGACCACGGCCCCACCATCCCTTTTCCTGCAGGGTGGGCGTCAGCCGCTGGCGGAACTGCTCGAAGGTCAGCCCCTGTTCCAGGGCTTCGTCCACACCGTTGCGGATATCCTCCAGCAGATCAAAGCGCATGGCCTTGGCGACGGTGAAAGCGTGGTCATGCTCTTGCTTCCACACATCGCGATGGTCAAAGCCTGGCTTTAGTTGCTTGGCGCGGAAATACGCCAGCGCTTCCTTTGGGACCGGACCGCGCTGCATTTATTCCTGGCCTTCGGTGTCTGAGGCGTCGCCCAGGCCCCGCGCTTTCAGGGTGGCGGCGGCCAGCTGCTGCACGAACTTTGCCTGGGCCGGCTCCAGCTGATCCACCAGATCCGGCAGGCCCTCGACAAATTCCTGGTATGAACTGCTACGGTCCAGCAGCTCCTGGATGGGGTCCACCATCGGCTGCATGATCTGTTCCCAGTCGTCCAGGGCGTCGGCTTCCAGTTCGTCCACATAGCTGCCTGCTGGCTGGGCCCGGTTGCGGGCTGTAGCCAGGCAGGCGGGGCAGTTGCTGGCATGGTTGGCGGCGCTGGCGGGGGGTTCCGGTGTTTTTGCAGGGGCCTGCAGCAAGACGGCCCCCTTGGCCGGATCCGGCAGGCGCAGTTTGTCGCGGACCACGCTTTGTTCCACTTCCAGCCCCAGGGGCACCAGGTCTTTGATGGCACTGACCAGGGCTTTCAGATCCTCGGGGTCCGGCACCGGCAGTTTGAATTCCGGGTAACTCTTTTGCGGGCCAAAGTTCAGGTTGATGAAGGGGATGACCAGGTCCCGCTGGATGGTGGCGGCCAGCTGCTTGGCGTCAAAGCGCTGGATATCCTCGCGGACATCGTTGTGGACGTCTGCCTGGTTGCTGCCCAGCCCTGCAGACTTGGCGTCTGCGGTCATGGTCTGGCCCAGCACGGCTTTGGATACCTGAGCGTCCAGGTAAGACGCCAGGCGTTCAAACAGGGATTCCCCGCCTTTGCTGTTGCTGGACTCCTGGAAGTCGATGCGCATGCTGTCAGGGATGACGGCCGCCGCATCGGAACCGATATTCGCTACCGCGTTAACCAGGGTAATGATGTCGTCTTCGCTGGCGTTGGCCCCGTGCCGGCCGATGCGAATGGGCATGCCGAACACTTCGGCAAAGGCGAGCCAGTCGGTGATGCTGTACGCCTTGCACATGTAGGCGGCTGCAGCCAGGCGGGCCAGACCGTTGCGAATAGACAGGCCAGACTTGCGGCGTGCT